TCCCGTTCTGGCAATCGCAGGTGTTCTCGGGCGTGACCAACGGTGGCGCGGCTGTGTCGGCAGCGAACATCCAGAACTACATGACGCAGCTGTCGCTCAAGGCGGTTCGCGGTCGTGATCGTATGGACCTGTTCGTCGCGGACAACAACTACTACTCGATGTACATCGCATCGATGCAGGCTCAGCAGCGCGTCATGAGCGACGGTAACACGAAGCTCGCGGGCGCCGGTTTCCCGGCCGTGAAGTTCTACGGCGGCGGCATGGCGGCTGACGTGGTGTTGGACGGCGGTATCGGCAGCAATGCCACGGCCAATCACATGTGGGGCCTCAATACGAAGTACATCAGCTTCCGTCCGCACCGTGACCGTAACTTCGTGCCGATCGGTGGCGAGCGTCAAGCAGTAAATCAGGACGCTGTTACGAAATTGATTGGCTGGGCGGGCAACATGACCAGCCGTGGTCCGCAGTTCAGCGGCGTTTTGATCGGATAAGGAGCAATCATGCCTGTGTATTCAGTCACTCCTCAGATCGGCTTCGATCTGGTCAACACGATCCTGGCAACCGACATCGCGTCGGGCGCCCGTACCGTGCCTGTCAACCTCGGTGAGCAAGTGTGGGGCAGCGACGGCAAGCGTTATGTCTTCGCCAAAGCCAACGGCTCGATCACCGCATCCACCGCTGTGTGCACGGTCACGCCGGCAACGTTCCTCGCGACGAACTCGGGTGGTGCGTACACGTCGCCGGCTACCAACATGGTGACCGGCGATTACGGCTGGTTCTCGGCTGCGTCGGTCTAAAACAGCTTTTCTCCCGTGGGTCTTGGGGCGTCGATTCTGGCGCCCCTTTTTTCACGGGACCTTACCCATAACAGGAGAAAAGAATGTACCAAGCACTGGAAAGTGACACGCAGAACCCGAAGGCCGGACTGTATGTCGAGTTCTTCCCCGGCAAGCGTTACAACGAATTCCGCAGCAAAGAAACGGGTAAGCCCGAGTTCGATCTCGTCCCGATGATTAAGAAGTGCAATCCGGGCGATCCGACGAACATTATCGAACGGCCGGCACGCGACGACGACAAGGATGAATGGCCGGGTCAGTGGGCAGCCTATGAGCGCCGCACGTCCTACCGTCCTGAATCGGGTACGCCGGTTGAAGACTGGCCGCGTCTCGATGTGGCGACGGTCGCCAAGCTGAAGGCACTCGAATTCCATACGGTGGAGCAACTGGCCGAATGCTCGGACCAGCAGTGCCAGCGGATCGGCATGGGCTGCTACGAGCTGCGCACGAAAGCGGCGGCATACATCGCAGCGGCGAAAGACTCGTCGCTCGCGCAGAAGCAAGCCGAAGACCTGCTGCTCCGCGATCAAGAAATCGCAGACCTGAAGGCAACGGTTCTGCGTCTCGGCTCGAAGCTCGAAGCAATGGAATCGTTGGACCCCGAAAAGCGCGGCCCCGGCCGCCCGCGTAAAGAGGCGTAAAACATGGCAACGATGCTCGAACTCGTCCAGCAGGCTACCGGAGAATTGGGGCTTGCTGTGCCGTTTTCAGTCGCGGGCAATACCGCACAGGATACGGTGCAGCAACTCGCCCTTTTGAATGCGGTTGGCTACGAACTGCTGCGCGAACCTGCTTTCAACTGGCAGGCACTGACGACCGAGTATCGTTTTACCAGCCAGTGGACGATTCAGACGGGCAACGTCACGAACGGATCGGCTGTCATCACGGGCATCCCGTCGACGGCTTCTATCGTGGCTGGTACGTACATGGTGACCGGCAGCGGTATCAACCAGGATACCTACGTTCAGTCGGTCGATTCGCCCAATCAGATCACGATGAGCCAGCCAGCGACGGCGAGCGGCACGGCCGTTTCGCTGACGTTCGCGCAGACGAAATATGCCTTCCCCGTCGACTATCAGCGCATCGTCGACCGCACGCAATGGGACAAGTCGAAGCATTGGGAAATGCTCGGGCCTGAAAGCCCGCAGCAATGGCAGTGGCTGAAGTCGGGCTACATCGCGACCGGTCCGCGCATTCGTTGGCGCATTCTCGGCAATACGTTTCAGATCTGGCCGGGTGTCAGCACTAGCGAATATCTCGGCTTCGAATACGTCTCGAAGTATTGGGTAACGGACGCAAGCGGTGTTCCAAAGGGCAGTTTCACGTCCGATACCGATACCTGCCAGTTCGACGATCGGCTTATGGTCGCAGGTCTGAAGCTCAAATATTGGGGCATCAAGGGATTCGAAACGCAGCTACTGCAGGACGATTACGACGCGATCCTTTCGTCTATCAAGGGCGAAGAGCAGGGCTCGCCCTTGCTCTCGCTTGCCCCGCGGATTTCCAGTTACCTGCTCGGACCTGAGAACATTCCGGATTCAGGTTTTGGAGTCGCGCAACCGTGACCAACATAACCGGTATCGCAGCGCAAGCGCAAAAGAAGCGCCGGCAAGCCCAAGGGCAGCGCGCGGCTACGGTCAACCTGCCTGCCCCGATTGGCGGCTGGAACGCGCGTGATTCGCTCGCGCAGATGCCTCCGGAAGATGCAGTCACGCTCACGAACTGGTTTCCGACGACATCCGACGTGATGGCGCGTCAGGGCTATACGAAGTGGGCGACTGGGTTTGCGGGCGACGTGAACACAGTAATGCCGTTCAACCCCGCGACGGGCATTAGCAAGCTATTCGCGGCATCCGGTGCATCAATCTATGACATCAGCGGCGGCGGTGCGATCGGTGCGCCTTCCGTGACCGGATTCACTAACGACAAGTGGTCATACACCAATTTTGCGACGAGCGCCGGCCCGTTCATGTGTCTTGTGAATGGACAGGACGGGTATTACGTCTATAACGGCACGACGTGGCAGAACGTGACTTCTGGTTCAACGCCTATCTCTATCACCGGCGTCAATCCGAACAATTTATCGTTTGTCGAAGTCTTCGCGTCGCGCGTCTGGTTCATCGAAAAGAACACGTTGCACGCTTGGTATTTGCCTGTCGGACAGGTCGGCGGTGCGGCATCGCAGTTCGACTTCTCGCCTATTTTCAAGCGCGGCGGCTCGCTCGTCGCAATTGGCATCTGGACTGTCGACGGCGGCGAAGGAATGCAGGACTATCTAGCTCTCGTGACCAGCGAAGGTGAGGTTGCGATTTATGGCGGCACTGACCCATCTCAGGCATCCACCTTCGCGAAGAAGGGCACATATCAGGTCGGTACGCCGATGGGCTTCCGATCGTTCATGAAGTACGGCGGGGACTTGCTCTATATCGGCAAGGATGGTCTCGGGCCGATCTCTGCGCTGCTCGGTTCAACTCGCGTCAACAGCAATTTGAACCTGACCGGAAAGATTCAGGGCGCCATTTCTCAGGCGACAAGTCTTTATCCGAATAACTACGGATGGTGTCTCGTTCTGTTTCCGCTTGAAAACATGCTGATCCTGAATATTCCGGTTGGGTCAGGGCAGCAACAGCAATATGTGATGAACACGATTACCGGAGCCTGGTGCAACTTCACCGGATGGAACGCGAACCATTGGGAACGCTACAGAGATCAGATTTATTTTGCCAGCACGGGCTTTGTCGGTCTTGCATGGAACGGCCTGTCGGATAACGGTACGAACATCAACACAATCGCGCAGCAGGCATTCAACGAGTTCGGAACGCCGCTTCAGAAGCGCTTCACGATGATGCGCCCGATTCTGTGGACGAACGGTGCGCCGGCTCTGGCGGCCGGTATCAACGTCGACTATGACCAGAACGTTCCGCAATCCACGCTCAATTACCTGCCGCTCAGCTTCGGCGTGTGGGATTCGGCTATTTGGGACTCTGGTTTGTGGGGTGGTGCACTTCAGATCGCGAAAGCATGGCAGGGCGTGACCGGTATAGGGATGACTGGCTCGCCCACTCTGAAAGCCGCGGTGAATGGCACGGAAACGCACTGGGCTGCGTCTGACATCGTATTCGAGACGGGCTGGACGGTATGAAGCGGATTGTTTGGGATCAGCCGGAGCGCGTTATGCGCTTCGTGGCTAGTCGCGTGGGCGAGAAGGAATTCGAAGGATATACCGCGATTGGCTTGGAAAGAGACGGCGAATTGATAGCAGGCGTCCTCTACGAACAGCATAACGGCCCGAACGTAATGATGCATGTTGCATCGAACGGGACACGTCACTGGATGACGCCGGCTTATATGGCCGCCTGCTTCAAATACCCGTTTCTCTGTTTGAACGTGAACCGCGTAACGGGACTTGTACGCTCCGACAACCAAGACGCGCAGAGATTTGATGAGGCGCTTGGGTTCAAGCATGAAGGCGTGTTACGGGAAGCCGCGGCAGACGGCACCGATCTAATCCTGTACGGGATGCTTAAACGGGAGTGCAGGTATCTAGATGGCAAATATCACGACGCGCTGCTCAAGGAAAGAAAATGAACGTTTTTAAGCTTCTTAAATATCTGCTTGTTGACGCCTTTACATTCTATGGCGGAGGTGGAAAGGGCGGTGGCTCCGCTCCGTCTGCGCCTGACCCGAACGTCGTAGCAGCAGCCACGACTAAGACGAATACGGATACGGCAGCCTTCAATAAGGCGCTTAACCTCAATAACTACTCGAATCCGTTCGGGTCGCAGCAGACCACGCAGACCGGTACTGATCCGAATACGGGCGCACCGATCTATAACACGAATGTTTCGGCAAATCAGCAACTTACCGGAGCATTGAACGGGCTTCTCAGCCAAGCTAGTCAAAGCGGAAATATCAATAGCAATGCACTGAACGGGCTTTATGGCGTCAATAACCTATATGCCGGCTCTGCGAACAATTTCGGCAATCTCGCGCAATCTCAGTTAGGTCTTAATGGCAGTTTAGCTGGCCTTCAGCCGCAGTATCAGAACATTTCCAATGAAATTGGCGGTCTGCAGAATCAGTTCGGCGCCGTCAACAACAATTTCGGTAACCTCGCCAATCAATATCAGGGCATCTCGAACAATATCAGCAACAACGCGGGGGGCTATTCTGGGCTGAACTCGCAACTTGCAGGATTGGGCGGTCAACTGAGCCAAGGGCAGGCACAGCAAGCAGGGCAGCAGGGCCAGAATGCTGCGTATGCAGCGCAGAAGCAATATCTCGATCCGCAGTTCTCTCAGCAGGGCGAATCGCTCAGCGCGCAGCTTGCAAACCAAGGGCTGACGCCTGGGTCAGAGGCATACAACAATGCCATGACGAACTTCAACAATCAGAAGCAGCAAGCCTACAGCAATGCGCAGAATCAGGCCATCATGACTGGCTCGCAGATCGGCGCGCAGAACCTACAGAATCAAATTTCCGGCATCAATACACAGGCAGGACTCCTCGGGCAGCAAGGCCAGAATATCGGCAATACGATTAATGCCTATGGCGCTCAGGCTGGCGCGCTAGGTGGGGCTGGGAATGCCTACGGGCAGCAAGGGAATGCGCTGAACAACCAGGCTGGATTGTACGCGCAGCAGGCTGGGCTCGTCGGCAATCAGGCAGGCTTGTTTGGTCTAATGGGGAACAATTATCAAGCGGCAGGCGGCCTATATGGTCAGCAGGCCGGGACATATGGCAGTCAAGCTGGTCTGTACGGACAAATGGCCGGGGTCGGGAATATGCCGTATTCGCAACTCGGCAGCATCGCGAGCATGATCCCTGGCTATTCCGGGACGGGTCAAAGCAGCGCAGCGCCTGCCGATATCGCCGGCCTTTATAACAATCAGTATCAGTCGCAACTTGCAAACTATAACGCGCAGCAACAGAGCGCGAACAACACGCAGAGCGGGATCATGGGTCTTGGAAGCGCGGCGATTATGGCGTCAATGTTCTCAGATCGACGACTCAAGCGCTCGATTAAGCGCGTAGCGACGTGGGCGAATGGCTTGGGCGTCTATACGTATCGTTACAAGTGGGAAGCGAAGGGCGTCCGACATCTTGGCTTCATGGCCGACGAAGTTCGAAAGATTGCGCCGTTTGCTGTGCTGCGTGACATAAACGGCTTTGACCGTGTGAATTATCAACTGGCAGGGAGCGCGCGATGAATTGGGGCGGAACGATTCTTGGAAGTTTGGCTGGCGGCGGATTGGGCGGCCTTGTTGGGAGCGGCGCGTTAGGTGGCTCTGGCGGCAATGCAGGAATGGGCGCGCTGCTCGGCGCCGGAGCTGGCGGGCTACTTGGCGCTGGCGGTATGCCGGCAACTACCAGCGGTGTGGCTGGCATGCTTCCGGCACTGATGATGGCAAAGAAGGGGCAACAACAGCCGCCAATGCAACAACCAGGGGCGATGCAACCGCAATTCTCGATGCCTCAGATGGGCGGCGGGGTTCAATACGGCTCCGGTTCGCCGGGTTATCAGAACGCGCTCGCACAAGCGCTTGCACAATATCAGGGGTAAAGCATGGCCGGTGCTACTAGTGGAATGACGATCCTCCCGCAGTATCAGGGAGACGCCTATACGCTTCAGAATAAGGCGGCGCTGGCTCAGGCATTGATGCAGCAATCGTTCCAGCCGCAGAACACGCAGGCGGTTGGCTCGGGACAATACACAGTCGTTCCGAAGTACAGCGGCTTGGGCGGCCTCGCTCAGCTTGGCCAGGCGCTTGTGTCTGCTCGGATGCAGAACGACGTGGCGCAGGGATATGGTCAACTCGGCCAGAACCAATGGGCGGCGCTTACTGGCTCGCCGGCTTCGTCTGGTGTCGGCGGCTCGGGTGATGGTTCGAGCGCGTCCGGATCTAGCCCGCAAGCACTCGCCAGTGCTCTCGGTGGCGGTGGATCGTCTGCGCAACCTGCTCCGCAACAAGGTGGCTTGCTCTCGCCCGGCGGTCCGCTGAATCCTAATGGGGTTCCCGTAGGCGGCCTCGCTACTGCGTGGCTTAGCGGTCCGGAAGGACAAAAAGAAGTAATTAAATCGGCTCTGGCCGGATACGCCCCTACGGCAGCGACTCTCGCGGCACGTCAGGGCGGTTTCGATACGGCGCAGGCGAATCAGAAGCAGTTCGCCAAAGACAGCTACGTCGCGCCGATCACCGGCACCGGCATTATGCGCAACCCGTTCAATCCGTCGCAACCTGTCGCGTTCAATCCTGAAATCCCGGCCGGCGCGCAACCGCTGTTCGATGCATCGGGCAACGTCGCCAAGGTGCAGCCGATCCAAGGCGCGCAAGGCGTCATGCAGGGCAACGCCGCGGCGAGCGCAGCCGGTGGCGCTCAGTTCAAGCCCGTTCAGGTGTACAACCCGCAGACGCAGCAAATGGAATTCTCGAACGAGGCGCAGGTTACGAATCCGACCGCTCCGGCAGGGATTCGCAACAACAACCCCGGCGCGATGATGCCGGGTGGCAAGCTCGCGCAATATCCGGATATGCAAACGGGGCTTGCAGCGCTGGACGGGAATCTCGCGAGCTACGGCAAGCAGGGCGTCAATACCGTTGCCGGCGTGATCTCGAAATGGGCGCCTCCGAACGAGAACGATACGCAGGCATATATCAAGGACGTTTCGCAACGTCTCGGAATTCCGCCTAATCAGAAAATCGACCTGACAAATCCGCTTCAGCGCCAGGCTCTGTCGACGGCGATCGCGTTGCATGAGAATGGGCCGTCTGGGGTGTTCGGCGGTGGTGGGGCTGCTCCGTCCGGCCGTGCTGCGGCGAGTGCTCCGATGGGCGCGCAGGCGAATGCGGAAGCGCTGGTGAAAGGTCAAGTCGACACGATGCAGAAGTCGTATCAGAACCTGCAGACGGTTCGCTCTGGTGCGCCGGCTGCACTGCAGGATGTCGACAACATGAAGAAACTGGCACAAGGCGCCTCCATCGCCACAGTCGGTCCGGCCGGCGCAAAACTGGCTGGGCTTTTCAGCGCAGACGCGGCTGAGTACGAGAAATCGCGCGATAACCTCGTCACTAACTTGGGCTCGCAGCTCGGCATCAACTCCGACGCTGCGCGCGATCTGGTCTACGGCTCGATCCCTTCGTATGGCGCCCCAAAGACAGCCGTTCAGAATGGACTTGATACCCTCCGCGGACAGATCCAAACGCGACTCCTGAAATCTGACTATCTCTCCGATGCGTATTCGTCTGGGGACGCCAAGGCATACAACCAGCGCGAGAACCAGTTCGACCAGAAGATTACGCCGGCAATCGCGAACGTCGTCTCTATGCCATCCGGACCGGAACGAGCAGCGGCCCTTCAGGCGGTCGCTAAAAACCCGACTATGCGGGCTCGGCTCGAGTGGGCTGCACAGAACGGGATCCTGAAATGAGTGCACTTGACGACATCATCGCGCGCGACTCAGCGCCGCAGCAAGCGTCGCCGCTCGATGCAATCATTGCGCGTGACTCTTCCGCACAAGCGCAACCCGCTGCGCCATCAACCCCTGCTGCGCCTCCCCAGCAAGGACAGCAGCCGGGGATGCTTGCATCGCTCGGCGCTGGCCTTGGTCATGGTTTCGGTAGCACGGTGCTCGGTGCTCAGGAGCTACTAGGCAAGGGGCTCAGCGCGGTCGGATCTGACCATGTTGGGCCGTGGCTCGTGAACGATGCGCAGCAGGGCGTGAAGAACTTAGCTTCACAGAATCAGCCTTATGCCTCTGCCAACCCGATTACGAACACGGTCGGCAATATCGGCGGCAATATTGGCGCTACTGCTCCACTTGCTGCTTTGGCTCCCGCTGCAGCGACGGCTAGCGCGCTTGGCCGCATTGGGACCGGTGCTGCACTGGGCGCTACCAGTGGTGCGATGGCGCCGTCAGATAGCAGCAATCCGGACTACTGGGGCCAAAAGCTGAATCAAGCCGGTACTGGCGCCGCGTTCGGTGCAGGTGGATCCGTTCTGGCGAACGCGCTGGGCAAGGTGATTACTGGCGCGACCGGCACGGCTCAGCGGCAACTCGCAGATGCCGGCGTGACGATGACGCCCGGTCAAGCGCTTGGCGGCGGATTTGCACGCACTGAGGAAAAGCTGACAAGCGTTCCTATCCTCGGGGACATGATTAAGAATGCGCAGCAGCGTTCAGTCCAAAGCTTCAATAAGGCAGTCTATAACGACGTGCTTGCGCCGATTGGAAAGACCTATGATGGTCCCGTAGGTCAAGATGCCGTCCAAGCCGTCAAGTCGCAGATCAGCAACGCATATGATGGCGCGCTTTCGAATATGACGTTCAAGGCGACCGACCCGCTGTTTCAGAAAGACATCTCGAATCTTACCGGCCTCGCTCAGAATCTCCCTGGCCAGCAACAGCAGACGTTTATGAACGTCCTGAAGACTCAAGTCTTTGGAAAGCTCGGACCGCAGGGAAACATGGACGGCCAGACGCTTAAGGGCGCGCAGAGCGAGCTTTCACGCATTGCCAGCGGCTATTCTAGCGACGCGTCATTCGATCAGCGCCAGTTGGGCGCGGCGATCGGTGAAGTCAAAAACGCGATCGATAGCTCGCTGACGCGATATAACGCACCAACGGACGTGCAGGCTCTTTCTGCTGCCAACGCGGCATATGCGAAGTTTGTCCGATTGCGAGCTGCAGCCGGCTCGCAAGGTGCGATGAATAACGATGGCATCTTCACTGCAGGTCAATTGCAGAACGCCGTCCGAAGCGCAGACAAGTCGGTAGGGAAAGGAAACGTCGCGACCGGTAACGCTCTTATGCAGGATCTGTCGAGCGCCGGCCAACACGTGTTGGGGTCTAAATATCCTGACAGCGGAACGCCGGGGCGCGCGGCTTTGATGGGTCTGCTCGGCGCGCTAGGTGGCGGCGGTGCGGCTGCGGCTGGTTTCGGTGCTCCGACGTTGGCCGCTGGCACTGCTGCGACACTCGCTGCTCTACCTTATACCGGACTAGGCCAAAAGGCGGCGCAAGCGGCTCTTATGGCTCGCCCAGCGTTTGCCCAACCGGTAGGCCAGTTCGTTCAGAAAGGTGCGTCTCCCTTCGCGGCTGCGCTTGGCGCGGCTCTCGTTAATCACTGACTTTATCGCGGGGATTGCCCCGACGACTGCTGATGAAATCGCCAGTTGCCAAAACTGCGCATTAGTCATTTCCACTCCCTCAAGGGCCGCCCAGTGCGGCCTTTTTCATTTTAGGTGACGCGATGCCATTTAACGGCGCAGGAACGTTCACGTTGGTGGCCGGCAATCCGGTCATCACCGGGACGACGATTAGCTCAACCTGGGCGAACAATACGCTTTCCGACATCACTGCGAACGGGCTGACTAACTGCCTTACTAAAGACGGCCAGCAAACGCCTACGAATAATATCCCAATGGGCAACTTCCGGATCACCGGATTGGGTGCTGGGACCGCTAGGACCGATGCGGCCCAAGTTGGGCAGGTTCAAGACGGGGCACTCACCCTGCTTTCGTCCGTATCTGGATCAAACACTATTACAGCAAACACTTCTCCGGTCTTTACTGCCTACGCCACCGGACAGGAATTCTCTTTCGTTGCTGCGGCTAATAATACTGGTGCAGTCACTCTGAACATTAATTCTATCGGAGCGAAAGCAATCACGCGAAACGGCACCGATCCACTTGCTCAAGGAGACATTTTTTCCGGGGCGATGGTTTCGGTTTTGTTCGATGGGACTCAATTTCAACTTCAGAACACCCCAACGACAGGGCGATTTTTAGGTGTTCAAGTGTTCCTCGGAAATGCGACGTACACGCCAACATCTGGAATGAAGACCGTTATTTTTGAGGTTCAAGGCGGCGGGGCGTCAGGTGGAGGAGCAACGCTTCCGAGTAGCGGTAACGTTTCATGTGGAGCGCCCGGAACCTCCGGCGCCTATGCGAAAGGCATTTTCTCATCGGCCTCTGTTGGAGCGTCTCAAGCAATCACGGTTGGCGCGGGGGCATCCGGCCAGACAGGTGGAGGCGGGCTTGCTGGCGGAACCTCTTCGGTCGGCGCATTGATTTCAGCAAACGGCGGCGTTGCCGGGTCAATGCTAAATAACGTTGGTGCCGGCGCACTTAATGGGAATGGGAATTTTCAAAATACCGTCAGCGGTGCGAATATTTTGACTTGTCCGGGCGGCGCCGAAAACGTATCAATTGCCACGACTACAGTATTTGGTTTTGGTGGCTCTGGAGGACGCTCATTGTTTGGAGTAGGAGGGGTTCCGGTTGCATACAACTCGGTCGGAGGGGCAGGTATTGGTTACGGTTCAGGCGGCAGCGGGGTAGTTGCAAATCAATTCCTTCCTGGAAGCATTGCTGGTGGTGCTGGCAAGTCAGGAATCGTGCTCGCTTGGGAGTACGCATGATGGATGCCAATTATGCGGTCGTTGGATCTCTCACTTAGAAAACAATAGCCGCCTATAGAGCGGCTTTTTTCGGGGCTTGGAATGCCAATACACGAAGAAATAGCAGCGGCGATTCATGCCCTTTCGATCTCGATGGATCAGAGGCACAGCGAAAACATCACGGCTCAATCTGTAACGGAGCGGAAAGTGGACGAAATCATACGCAGGGTCGACGACCTGCATAAAGCCTTCCCTGGCGGCGATTGGGAAGGGCATCGACGTTATCACGAAGGCTTGATTCGGAAGATGGAAGCTCGGACCGAGTTCTACGAAGACTTGCGGTCCGAGCTCGCCAAGAAAGGTATCTGGGCCGTTCTGGTGGTTCTCGGCCTCGCTATGTGGCAATACTTGAAAACCAAGGTGACAACGTGACGCTTTCCCCGAACTGGCGAACTACCTACAAACGATATTCGGTGATCTCTTTGGCCGCAAGTACGTTCCTCCAAGTAGTGTGGGGCGTCGTACAGAATCCCCCGATGTGGGCGGTTCTGGTGGCCAATGGGCTTATCGGTGGACTCGGCCTTATTGGCTCGTATCTCGCGCAACCTGAAGTGATCGGCGGCGCTGATGCCAACTCTACCGAATAGGCCGGGTAAGAAGTCGCTAGCGGTCGTTATCGGCACGGTCGCGGCGTCGATGGCTATCTCGCTGACATCTTCGCAGGAAGGCGTATCGCTTCGGCCGTATAACGACAAGCTGGCCGGTGATCTGCAGACCGTGTGCTTTGGCGAAACGAACGTTCAGATGCGTGCTTATACGCTCGACGAGTGCAAAGACATGCTGAGCGACAGCCTCTCTGGCTACGCGATCGAAGTGCGGAAGATGACGCCCGGATTCGACGATCTGACAGACGGGCAAAAGGTCGCGGTGATTGACCTAGCCTACAATATTGGCCTTGGCAACTACGGCGGATCGACGCTCCGCAAGCGCTACATCGCGAAAGATTTTCCGGACGCCTGCTCAGAATTTGCCAAATGGCGCTTCGTGCGCGGCCGTGATTGCGCGATCGCATCCAACCAATGCGGCGGGATCTGGAAGCGTCGCCAACTCGAACGCAACGCATGCAGGGGTGAACAGTGAGCCCGTTCCTTATTACCGGCCTCGCTGCCGGCGCGGTTGGCGTGGCGCTCGGCTTCGGCACCGCACATACTATAGACGGCCGCACGCTCGCTAGAGAGCAGGCAGCCCATCAGCAGATGGTCGCTCAAATCAACGCGGAATCAGCCAAAGCTCTTTCTGCGGCGCTTGCCAAGCAACAGGCGGCGGAGAGCGACATAGCCGCGATACAGCAGAAATTCACAGATGAGGTTTCTAAACATGCACAAGACTCCCTCGATTTTCGCGCTCGCCTGTCTGCTGGCACTGACCGCGTGCGCGTCCGGATCGCAGGTTGTTCTGCCTCCGTCCCAGGTGAAAGCGCCGCCTCCGCCAGCAGCTCTGATGGTCCCGCCGCCTACGGAGACATCTACGGCCCGACTGCAAGCGGCATTTTCAAAGTAGCTGCCGACGATCAGGCGGAGATTGACAAACTCTCCGGGTTACAGGCATACGTGCGCGCATTGCAGGAGCAGGGTTTTATTGCATCCCCTTCCGATCATACCGGTTTCCGTTAAATGACATTCCAACTGAGCGGAGCAGAAAGCATATCGCTATGCAGTCCGGGTCTGCGCTCGTTGACCGCGCAGGATTTAGCGACGTGGATTCTTTCGAAGGCTTCCGGTACAAACAGACCTACCGTAATAGACTATGGTGCCAAAGGAGACGGCATAACGGACGATAGCGCCGCGTTTCAGGCCGCGATCAATAGCGGCTTCGTCCGGATTCCGAAGACCGCCGCAGGCTACATGATCCGTCATCCCCTGAACGCAACGAACTTGGATCAGTTGACCATCGAAGGTGATGGCATGATTGCGCCAGATTGGGGATTGGTCTATATTCTGCCGCCCTCGGGGAGTACGCTACTCGCTGGAACGGGCGGTGTAGTGCTCGACGTTACCGGATCAAACAACATTACGATGCGGAATTTCAACATCTCCGCGCTCGGCGTTTCAGCCAATCCCTCATCGGTCGGTATCATGGGTGGGACTTCTACCAATCAGCGTCTTGGTGCGCCTGGTGGTTCGAACCTAATCATGGAAAACGTCGCAGTGTGCATGCAGAATACCGGCGCGTCGATCCCGATCTATCTTAATAACGTCAATATCTCACGCTTCAATAACGTCACGACGGCCGGGAAGTATGGCGTCATACTATGCTCTAACAACGTCCTGAATCTGGCCAGTCCATTTACTACCTTTGGGCCAGTTGTACAGAGCGACGGGAACACGTTCGTAGGCTGCTGCTTATTGAATTATGGGACGAATCCTGCTCTGTGGTTGGAGTATGCCAACGACAATGATTTCGTCCAGCTCTATACCGTTTATGTGGGAATCGGGCAACCGTCCTATACCGGATGCGGATACGCTATCCAGATTGATAACTGTGTCGACCTGCGCATCAAGGTCGAGAACGATTATTTCCCGTACCTGCTCTATTTGAACGGAGCCAATGAACTATTGGACATTTCCGGTATCTGCTTTCCTGGTGCCAATCCGCCGTCAGGTGGTCAACCTGCCATCGCATTTTTTAACGGCTCAACGGTCAAGAATTCGAATTTCAACGTCATTACGCCGGGAACGGGCTATGCGGCTGGAACGTATCTATATGCGACCAAAGGCACCGCCCCGACAATGCAGCAGTTCAGAAATTGTGAGTTCTTGTTCGACACCGCGGCGACTTCGAATGTGGCCTACTTTAACGTCACGGCAGATTCTCCGGCCCCTTTTTTCGACCTGCGATTCCACGGCGACGTGGATTCCTCAGGCGTAAATCTGATGGTCGGAGGAGTCACCGCAACATCGGCAAAGCAGCGCTACTTCATGAACGGCCTAAGGCATGGAACGGCATAGCATCGTCTAATACAGCGTTGTAAGTCATTGTTTTTATTGGTGAGTGTATGTGCATTCTTGGGCCATCACAAGGCCAACCAAAAATAGCATAGTGCTTTGATTTTGTTAATGAAAACGTGTTTTGTAAGGCTTTACGCGGGAGGCAATGTAAATCGGCCGCAAAGCCTTATGCAGTCAGGACTCGTCTACTATCGTTGCAATCGCGTCTAGAATCACCAACTTGGATCGCCTTCTCGGAACTCGCCGCACCACGCTGATTTAGCCACTCTCGGCCAGACTCCAACACCATCTTTGTTCGCAGTTGGCGGGCTTCGATAGCACACTAAAACCTGCGTTGTTTCGTATGGGTTAAAGCCAATCCCCGGGAGAGAATGATGTGGAACCTCAACGATGCGATCTTCCGGCCGCCGAAATTTGCATATCTCACATCGATCGCCTTTTCTTTCAACAAATGAAAACATTACGCCATCCCTCCTGGTTTCACTTCGACCCACTCCGCTCCTCGCACATCCCGGTACATTTCGGTCATGCTGGCCGACTTATGTCCAAGGATCGCCTGTGCGAACTCGGGGCTGTATTGCTCAGCGTAAAGCCGTGCTGCCAGGCTGCGTAGCTCATGAAACGATGCCGGTGTCTTCCCTTCTTCCCACTTCACGCCGGCCGCTGTTCTAGCTAGACGAAAGCCTCGCGTGAGCGAGTCAGGGTCGACCGGATAACCCGGCTTCTGATTCCCGACGACCCGCGCATGGTGAATCATCGATTTCGACACGACCTTATCCCGGCAGCGCTTGATTACGTCTTCCAGAGATAACCCGATCGCGTCC